TTTTCTCAGCCATATTTATTGTACAATTAAACTAAATGGTTCCTTTTCAAATCGTTTCAATATATCATGAATTGCCCAAATTCCATCCCGTTGCTCTTCATTTGATTTCAAAAGTAACATCGTTTCTTGCGTTGGTTGCTCATTAATATTATTAGGAGTCTCTTTGTCTTTTAAATTTTTTCCAGCAGCTTTCTGAACCTTGTCAATTCCTTCGATTTCTTTTCTTGTTGATTCTGCTGCTGTATCAGCTTCTTGAGTTCCGGTTATATCTTCAGCTGCTTTTCGTGAATACCCATCTTTAGAAATTCCAACAGCTCTTAAAAATTTCCGTCCGTCTGCGTCTTTATTTTTACCCGTAGTTGCTTTTCGAATATCAGAATAAGAAAGATCAGGATAAACAGCTTTTAATACATGCCTAAACATTTCTCCACCACCTGTCATTTCTTTGAGTTTGTCAAAAAACTCAGGTGCTAAATCCCCTCCATTTTGCATTTCATCAATATCCGCCAACAAATCGGATAAAGAACCATTAGGGTTCAATTGCCTTGCGGTTCTCAATAAAAGAGCCTGAGTAGTATCATCTTTGCTTATGTTCCCACCGGACAAGCTATTTGCAAACCGTTCCAATTGTCGCCCCTCAAATCCTCGAGTTCTTAAACTTGCAATTGTTTGAGTGACGGCTGCGGTATTCACCGAATCTGTTTTTTCTAATACTTGTGTGGCTGTTCGGTTAAATTGACCCAAATACTCTGACAAAGTCCCTACAATTTCAGAGTTTGTTTTCCCCATCATTTGCAAGGTTTTATCAAACGTGCTAATCACAGCATAAGCACTCCCACTCTCATACTTCTGATCAGAACCAAATCTAGTTACTCCTTGCAACATCTCTGAATCACTTTTGCTAATCCCTCTAATTTGTTCCGCTAACATTAATTGCTCGAGACGATAAGGAGTCGATTGAGTAGGTCGACCTCCAGCTGCCATAGTTAATTCATTTTGGCGTTGAGTATATTGAGACATGCTTAAACCTAAAGACTGAGAATACCAAGAATTTTGATAACCTTGGTCTCCTTTATTCATAGGAGCTGAAACCTCTTTTCCAGTTGTTTTGTCATAATAACGTGTTATTGGAGTAGAATGGACATTCATTCCACTTCCAGTCGTTACAAACTCTGTCCTTTCTACAACATCATTTTCATAGTTTACATCAACTCCAGACTGACGAATTGCTTCACGTGCTGCGTTATGATAAGTCGACCCACTCAAACGAGCTGCCTGCGAACCGGGTTGCTCAAATCTTGCCCCGGCTTGCCTGTCAGCTTCTTTCACCTGAACAATAGAATTACCAACGAAAGGAATCCAGCTCCATCGTTGATTTTCTCTTTGGAATCTATTTTCAGCCGTATATTCCTGTGCATACATTCCAGAAATTTTCCCGGCTAACATTCCAATTCCAGTAATAATTGCTCCCGCTATTCCTGCACCTGCTAAAGCCCCACCAATACTGGTAGGAATTTTAAATCCACTTTTAGGAACTCCTCCGCCACCTTTTGGATTAACTGGAGGTGTAGGAACTCCTCCGCCACCTCCATTATTTTCTCCTCCAACTGGTAAAACCCCATTTGTTTCATTTCTATTTTCAGATTCAATTGAATCCGCTATCCTTAGTACCTGAGCTAAAATTCTGTCAAGAACAGTTAATTGCTTGGTAACAATGGTAGAATCAACCGAACGCATAGACTGTCCCGGTGTTCTACCATCGGTATATCGTCCCGTACTGGGGTCTATAATGTGACTTCGTGACTGGGGTGGTTGAAATGTATAACCCCCGTCAGATAATCCCCCAGTGAGGCTATTTCGCTCCTTTAATAAATCGATTTGTTTTTGAATAGAAGCAATAGTCTCTTCGGCTAGCCCCTTGAACCGGGTTTCCATTCGCGTCAAATCATTCCAAAGAGCCTGTGCCCCCTGGCGCAATTCCTGCAACGGGCTGGAATCTGCTGACACCCTAATCCTCTTGTCGTCCGCCATTTTCTTCTTGTTTTAACATTTTCTCAATTTCTCTTTGTGCTTCATCCGCAAATGATTCTAAAGTCGGGCTGCTCTTAAGAAATTCTCCAATACCGGGTATATAATCATCTTTCTGTGATTCCTCTTCAATGGCTTTTACAAACAGCTTCTCTTCTTCAAATTCAAACAACTGAAATAAAAATGAAGATTCCCGGTGTGCAGGTGACATAAAGGGAATGTTATATTTCATTCTCCACCACCTATCCAACGGGAATCTACTATCCCAGCTGATGACATTCTGTACCAACTCGGAGCGTTTCATATCAAGCCTCCTTTACTTCATCTTCGCCACCTTTTAAGAGGTCATTGATTTCTTTAAAGAACGGAGCCACTACTTTGTAGTACTCATCCCGAATCACCTTGTAATCCCTCACATCTAACTCTCCAAAACTCTTCACCTTCAAATCCTTAATCAAATCGGGGCAAAGAACAACTAAGGCTGCTTCAATGTCAATCATGTCTAAAGCATGTTGAGCAGCCGCAGACGGACTCATCACCATAGTATTGTAGAAGCCTCGAGCCAAACTTTGCTTCGTAGCTTCGATCTGATAGAACTGTCCAACAGTAGGAAAGTTTACCGGGTACTCACGCCCCTTAATCGAAATTTTTACTTCATCGTTAATCATATCTCAATTGGTCTTTTAAAGGTATGGCAGGATTATCCTGCCATACTGATTGGTTCCAAATAGATACCGTTGATGTCGACACCAGCAATACCACCTTCCTGTAACTGGAAGGATTGACTGTTCAACAAACAACCCTGTAACCGGGCGATTGTCTTTCCGGTATTATCAACTTCAGTTACCAAACGACTCTGAGCATCTTCGCTCACAACCGTTTTAGCATACATCGTAATATCAAAGGCAATATCCCCCAATACTAAACTGTTTTTGATTTCGGCAATACTTCCGAACTTTTTCAGCATCTTCTTCATCACCGGAGTATCAAAACTAATGAAGTATTGAGAAACGCTCCATTGACATGTATACGCTACTGCCGGAGCTTCCTGATATGTCAGACTTCCCAGCCCCTGCACGTTAGCCCGGTTCACGTTCTCCGAAAAGTTGAGGTTACGACAGTAACCTGCAACTTCATTATCTATTTTGATGAACGCTTGCGGGGCAGTAAAAACTTTTCCTCTTGCCATAGCTTTCTTTATTTACGTAATAAGAATCCAGTGAAGAATACTTTCGTCACCTCATTGTTCACCAACACCTCATAGGTCACTTTGTAATAATCGTCAACCCGTGCGGCATTTACATTCTGAAACTTCATAATCAGGTTATCCTGATTTTCAGTTGCAACCCTCTGCTGCAAGAAATTGATCGTCCAAGTTTCCAAAGCACCTTTAGACAAAGTGTTAATGTTAACACCGTTTTCATCTCCGAGCAAATCAATCTCAGCATTTACGACGCATTCTTTGTTCAACTGAGCCAAGATACGCATAAATTGCAAGCTAAACGAATCACCCTTCTTATTGAAAAGTAATTTATTATCCTGTAACGTTGTCACTCCCTGAAGAATAACAAACCGTCTCAGATAGGGGTTCGGGTACACAACAATCAACCCGGCTTTGACAGCTTTCTCCAATTCCTTCTCATCAGGAATATGTTGTAATTTGTCCCCACCGATAGTTTTGTTTGTTACCGGAATATAAGGTGGTTTGCCACCCACACGACCGATAACTTGGCAAAGGTTATAAAACACTCCCCACCAACGTACCTTTGTCGCCACCATGTCGCTTGCAGTCCCAATACCACCGTGTACGGCACACACCCAAGCACTGTTAAAACTCTGAGCCATAGCTAAAGAATCGGCATACTTTGCTTTTGAGTCGTAAGCCCCAATAAATACAAATTTATCGAACTTCGCTTGGTTGTTACGGTGAGAAATCACCTTCAGATTAACAGCACTCGCCCCGTTAGTTCCAATTTGATCAGTGAATACAATGTTGTATTCAACATCAGTAATCTGACTCAAAACGGCATCAATGTCTGTCGGTTTGTATTGTTCAGTAGCTCCTGTTGCAACCTGATATCCAGCATTGTCGGCAATATCAGAAGCATCAACGGTTCCATCCCCTTTAATTTCACTGGTATCATCAAGAATGAAACGTAATCCAAAATTCTCATCTGTCTGACACCACTGAATCAATTGAGCCATAGTTGTACATTCAGGAGATTCGCAAATCAGATACGGATCAGATTGTTCAACCGTTAACTCATCGTAGGAAAGCTGAACACCCGTAATTGGGTCAGTGTATAGCCCGGTATATGTACCTCTCCAAAATTTCATTACAAATGAATTAGGAGTATCCGTCCCGGCTTCAACTGTATACGCATATCCTGTTTTCAATAGATTGCCTTCTAATACACCATTAGCGTTCAGCCCTTCATCAATAGTCTTAACTACTAAAGAACCGCCCTTAGAACCACCACCAGTTGGGGTAAAAGTCAACGTCGCCGGAGTAGTAGTACAGGCTCTAACATATAACAATTTGCTAATACCTACTGCGTCGGGGTTATAAGGGTCAGGAGTGAATAGTGCTTCGGCACATTTCCAAAACATACCCCCTTTTACAAACTCTCTAAAAGAAGATAAATCCTCAAACTCATACACGGCATCCTTGCCCTGTTTTCCCGCTCCATTTATTCCAGAACCACCTCCAAATCCAGCACCATAAACGCCAGTATCAATCAGCAAGACAGTTCCGTAATCAAGGTTACGGGTGGAATTGCTATCTCCGGAAGTAATAGTCGAATAAATACCAGGAAGAGTCCTTAATTTTCCATTAAAATAGACACTCGTCGCCATATTTATCGTTTTAATAATTCATTACTAACTTATTTCTGGGATTAAAATTAATAAAAAACCCACGGTTAAAATAACGTGGGTTCTTTCATCTTTCGTTACAATCAATTCTGATAAAATCCAACTAATAACTGTCCCCATTTAATAACATCCTAGTACCCAGTTACTTTCCCGTTACCACTTCCACTGTTAGGGTTAGTGGGGACCCATGCTGGTTTTGTTGTCATATTCCCTATTTTAATGAGGAGCCGGGTTTCCCCGACTCGCTCGTTGTTTTAACTTACTGACCAACTTGGTATGTTAGACTTTACTGTTACGGTCTTAGAACCGCCAGAAGCTTCGTACGACAAACTTGTCGGACTTACATCAATAAACCATACTTTAGCAACTATATTCCTGTTACTTGTTACGGTAATCGGATAAGTTAAGTTGGTGCTCAACAGAGTTTCATTTTCGTACCAACCTGCAAATACATCTCCACTGTTCAGCAATTTGCATTGTAAATTGATTTTATCTCCATAGTTGACAGTTTCACTGAATGATGATGTCCAAACTGTCGAACCCGAACCAACTTGACACCTTCCAGTGCAAGAAGAATCAACTCCAATAGTTGCGGTGTACCTACGTGTCGTACGAGTTGCTCTTGCTTCTAACGTCAACGCTCCTGTTATATTAGTAGGCGCATAAGTCAATGCCGTTGAGACTCTAGTAGAACCGTTATACCAGCCATCAAAAGCATAACTGTATTGAGCCGTATTGGCCATTACCGTCGCAGTCGATCCAGCAGCATTAGAACCATAACTTACAGATTCACTCGTACGACTCACAGAAGAAATATAGCTTCCCTTATTATAGGTGACTGTATAGCTTCTTAGAGTTCTTGTTCCCTTTGCTGTATAAGTAGCATCCGCAGTAACTGCAGTCGGCGCATACGTCGCATTAGATGTCTTCTTAGTCGCACCAGAATACCAACCATCAACCGCATAAGAATATTGAGCAGTCGTAGACATAACTGTCATCGTACAGCCTGTTGCATTTGCTCCATGAGCCACACGTTCAGAAGTCTTACTTAGACTCGCTACATAATCACTCTTAGCATAAGTGATAGTATAATATTTCTTAGTAAATCGAGCATAAACGGTCTTAGATGCTGTAACATTTGAAATCGCATAAGAAGCAGAACTACTTAACAAAGAACCGCCTGTTGCACCAGCCGAATACCAACCGTCAAATTTATAACCTGCCGCTGGAGTAGCTGTTACAGTCGTACTTCCTCCATAATTTACAGAACCACCACCTGAAACAGTTCCTCCAGTTGTTCCTGAAGTATAATTACCCGTTCCATCAGTATTTCTGAAATATGGTGAAGCAGTTACAGTGTATTTATTAATCGTAGCTTTTGCCGTTAATGTCAGATTTGATTTAACATTTGTCGGAGCATAAGTCAAAGAAGTTGAAACTCTTGTACCGCCATTATACCAACCGTCAAATGTATATCCCGTCGTTACTGTCGCAGTACAGCCTGTTGCATTTGCTCCCCAACTTACTGTTTCAGAAGTTTTGCTGATTGTCGCGATACCTGTTCCCTTGACATAAGTCACGGTATAAGTGTTCGTCGTATATTCAGCCGTATAGGTCGCATTCGCTGTTACAGTCACTTCACGAGAGGCAGTAGTTACACCGTCAGACCATTTCGAGAATGTCTTTCCTTCGATAGTCGAAGCAGTGATAGTTACTTTCGTACCGTAATTGTAAGTTCCAGAGCCAGAACCGTTCACGACTGTCAACGTGTACTTATTCACTGTCGCAACGCCACGAGCCTCAAAGGTTCTCGCTGCCGTGATATTCGCAACACTCAACGCCAGAGCCGTTCCTACCCGTGTACTTCCTTCATACCAACCACCGAATGAATAAGTGTATTGTGCAGTATTTGCCGGAAGAGTCGCTGTACAGGTTGCAGTTCCACCATAATTAACCGTTTCACTCGTCTTACTGATAGAAGCAATATTTGCATTCTTCGTGTAGGAAATAGTGTATTTATTAATCGTTGCAGAAGCAACCAACGTACAATTCGACTGAATAGCCGAAAGCGTTGCTTTTCCAGCACTCACACTCAACAAACCAGTTCCTGAAGACTTCGTCCATGTCGGAGAATTATACCCTGTAGACGCAACAGCCGTTTCAGATGTTACTGTTCCATTATAAGCAACTCGCTCAGAAGTCTTAGACAAAGAATTGACTCCAGTTCCTCTTGTGTAAGTTACCGTATACCAATTCTTTTGGAATCTAGCATAAACAGTAACAGCAGCCGTCACACTGTTAATCGTGTAAGTTGTAGAAGTTCCCACTGAAGTACCTGAAGTATTAAACCAGCCCATAAAAGTATAGCCTGTCGCCGCAGACGCCGTTAAAGTCACTTTAGAGCCATAATCGTACGTACCCGAACCACTTACCGAACCACCAGAAGTTCCTGTCGACCAGTCGCCCGTAGAGTCGGTATTTCGGTATTGAGACGTTCCTGTAACTGCAAAAGTTTTAATTGTCCCCTTGGCAACCAAAGTCATATTTTTGACTACACTTGTCGGACCATATTTCAACGCTGTACTAACACGAGTTGAACCATTGTACCAACCGTCAAAATTATAACCCGTAGCAACTGTGGCAGTCGATCCAGCAGCATTAGAACCATGATTTACGGTTTCACTCGTAGGGGTAACAGATGCCACTCCAGTTCCAACTTGATATGTTATCACATAGGCATTAATTCCAAATGAAGCTGCATACGTAGCATTTGCAGTAACATTGGTCACGGTCAATTTCGCCGTCTTCGTTCCATTACTCCACTGAGTAAATGTATAACCCGTATTCGCCGTTGCAGTCGATTCAGCCGATCCACCGTATTGAACCCTTGCCGATGTCGGGCTAACCGTTCCTCCGGTTCCAGCACTGAATGTAATCGTATACCAGTTACGCTGGAATCGACCAACTAAAATACGAGCACTCGTTGCGGTAAAGGTATAAGCTTCAGCCGTTGAAACCTGATTAGCTCCTTCGTACCATCCAGCAAATGAATAACCCGTAGCAGGGGTTGCTTTTAACGAAACTGAATCCCCATGAGTATAAGTTCCTCCTCCGTAAACTGTTCCTCCAGTTGTACCTGTCGTAAAATCTCCAGACTCATTTACGCGGTATGCAGCATTCGCAGAAATCGAATATGTTTTAGGAGTAAAGACTGCCTGAACAGTTCTATTTCCATTGATATTAATTCCTGTTAGAGGATTAGCTGTTCTTTCATCTCCTGTATCAAGCACCCACTTTGTAAAATTGTACCCCGTTGCCGGAGTTGCCGTAGCCTGAACAGAAGAACCATAATTGTATGTTCCTTGTCCAACCGTTGTTCCTGCACCCGTCGGGGTAACAGTTATCACCAAAGTATAACGATTCAGTGTCCGATTACCAATCGCAGTAAAGGTTCTGTTCGAAATAATTCCAGCAACACTCAACGCCAAATCCGACCCAACTTTCGTTGAGCCATCATACCATCCATCGAATGTGTAGGCGTACTGAACAGTGTTGGCAGGCAACGTTGCAGTTGCAGTTGCCGTTCCACCATAGTTCACTTTCTCAGATGTTTTGTTGATGGTATCGATATAATCTCCCTTTACATACGAAACAGTATAGGAAGAAGTTGCCTGAGTAATAGTTGCCTGTGCTTTAATCTCAACGTCAGAACCCACCGCTAAAATTTTTCCAACTCGTTGACCAACTGTATTTTTAGGAATTGAAATAGCAATGCTAAACGAAAATTCAGCTTTTGCGCCAGGGTCTCCAGCTATCGCTGATCCGTTTGAAGTTTCTACTTTATTTGCCGTATATGTTGTTGGCAACGTAATTGGAATATTATTTCCAGTATCCAGACTAAATGTTATCTTTGGCGAATTGCTCTTACCAGTGATAGTAACCGTCGAAGCGTCCTCACTTACATTAAAAGATGTTTTGTCAAACACAATAGACTCTAAAGACGGCTCCTGATTTACTGCGTATGATTTTCCAGCGTTAAGCCCAATGACAGAAGCGGTAACAGTCGTCGAACGTTTGAGTCTTCCGGTATGTAATGTACCAGAATTACTCAACGTCGCGTTACCTTTTCCCGACATTGGGTTAACGGTTAACCATGAATCTTTCGCCATGTAATTTTAAGTATTAATAAATTAACTTACTGTCCAATTCGAAACATTAGAAGTCACTGTTACAGTTTTAGAACCGCCCCCAGCGTCATAACTCAAAGATGTAGGAACAACGTCAATAAACAAGATTTTAGCAACAAGACTCTCTTCACCTGTTACAGTAAAGGAGTAGCTCACGTCACCACTCACTTTTGTTGACCCTTTATACCATCCATCAAATACATCGCCAGCTAGGCTCATATTACATTTCACTGTAACCGAATCACCAATATTCAGTTCTGCCGTAGCCGTTGCCCCAGCAGTTCCATTATTGATTTGTACTGTACCTCGGCTCGTAACATCAGAATTTAAAGCCACAGAAATAGCAGCAGCCCCTTTTGCCAAATCTTTCAGAAGAACAAATTCCTTATCCTGATATCCGGATAAGGAAGCTGCATCAAATTTTCCCGTAGCAATTAATTCTTTTTTGCGTGGCCATTGATTAGCAGGAACTCCAATATCGGTTGGGGTAATTCCAACCAAATCGGCTGCCTCTTTGGAAGTTACAAAAGAATAATTCATACGTTATGCTCCTTCCTTTCCACCACCGCCTTGGCAGTCTACGAATTTGGTAAATACAATATTGCCTCCTACAGAATTGATTTTATCAATAATCTGCTGTCCTGTCATTTTCGCAAGCAACTGCTCGCCCGTTACATTTTCAATAACTAATCCAGGATTCGTTTGCTGATTTTGAACTATCTCAAGAAGCTCATCAATCTTAGCTCCTGTAAATCTTGATTTGTATGCCATATTTTTAAAAATTTAGTGAATAATCATTCTTTTAAAACAGCAAAAATTTCACCATCGTTTGTCTCGAAAAACGAATAGCCAGGTTCATCCTCTTGATCATCTGTTTTAGGATCAAACTCAACTTCAAACTCCCATCTGAGTCCGGGCTGAATAATGCGAAAAGAAGCTACCTGAATAGGAGTCCCTTCTGTTGTGCGCCCGGTCACGGTCATTTCCCTGTCAAGGCCATTATTTACTCCTGATGAAGCAAGAACCACCCCCAAAGGTACGAGGGTGGTTATCTTACTTTTCGTTTTACTTTTCTTTTTAGCCATCTTTAAGATAAAGTCCAAGAAGCATTAGAAATAATAGTATTGTTAACAGCAGTTCCTTCAGCCGTTAACATGATAGAAGCTTTGCCAAATTCAAACGAAGGATCACCAGCGGATTGCTTAATAGCAATCTGAACCATTTGTCCACCTGCGGCCGTTACTTTCAATGCAGCCGTTAGTTCCTTAATTGTCTCATTAGCAGCAATTCCTGTAAAAGTAATGCTGAAAGCAAACTGAGCAGCTGCTCCGGGGTCACCAGTAATAGCCACATCATTAGATGTCTGGGTTCCTCCGGCGGTGTACTTTTCGGGCAACGTCAATTTCAACCCTCCCTCAACTATACCAGTAGTTGATGAATCGTCAGTTAAATCTAACAATTCAAATTTCAACTTTTCAGAATTGGAAAGACCCGTAATAGTAAGCGTTCCACCTGTTTTAGCAACGGTAATTTCTGCACCTTCATCGAAAGATACGAATTCCGGCTTTGCTTCCTGAACAACTCGATAAGTCTTATTTGGGGTAACCCCTACTGCAACCCCTGTCACTGTAGTTGTTCTTTGGGTTCTACCAGTGTGCACTGTACCCGTGTTCGAAACTGTTGCATTCCCCGTACCTGAAATTGGGGAAACTGTTAACCAAGATGCTTTTGCCATAATGATATGTTTTTTTTTTGTAAACTATATTATTCAGGACAAATTTATAAAATTTTTTAGTCCTAAATTCTTAACTACTCTAACTTCCACGGAACTTGAGACTCAATTTCTTGATCTCCTTTGTTTGTTATTTCGTCAAGCCAAACGAACGGTTTTCCAAACTCAAATAGTTCATCATCACCAACAGCTAACACCCAATCAGTATTTGAAAATATAGTATTTTCTGCTACGTTATCTTCTCCACTTAACCAAACATAAGGGTGAGCAAACACAAAGTATTTATCAGGAGTAGGAGGCTTCCAATTTGGATCAGTTCCTATTGGGATAGCATCCTCTATGATAAAATGGCTTATCAACTCTGGTCTAATAATTGAAGCATACCTGTCAGTGTCTTCAATCGACAAAGAAACATTCTTTATCAAAATAGGTGTAGGAAACAGCGAATTTTCCGCAATCAATTCATTCGCACTGAAATCGAATTTTGTAAATTCATGTTCCAATGTATTTCTAGCCCCGACTAACAAGGTATATAAAACCTCTCCTATCAAGGTCGATTCTAACATGTTATCACTAAAACACATCATGTTAATTTCGGACAGAATTGATTCCCGAAATCCTTCCCTTTCATAACCGGAACTTCCAAATTGATCCGGAACAGGATCACCAAATCCACCCAGTGGGTCAATTTCTCCTGAACCACGTCCCGGTTCTCTAATAA